GACGCCTGCCCCGCGCCGCGCTATCCTTTGGCCGATGTGGACCTCCGCGACCTGGCAGGACAACCTGGAGCGCATTCGGCAAATCCAGGCGCGCCGGAAAGCCGCCCAGCTCGCCGGGTGGAAGCGCGAGCTCGAGCGCGCTGCGCGAAGACGCGCCGTCCGGCGCAGCCGTCAGGCTCAAGACCGATGGATGGACGCCAAATCCGCCCGGTGGCTTGACAGTCTTCGCGGGCGGTGAGACCATCGTGGGCATGAACTGGCTCAACCTCATTACATTGATCCTGCAAACCGCGGACGCCGATCTGCCGGCCATCGAAGCGTTGATCGAAGGCATCAAGGGTGCAACGCCGCAGCACCAGGCGACGGTCAACAAGGCGGTATCGGCAGCGCTGACCAAGTAGTAGCCGTGGCGGACCGCTGGCAAGGCTTAATGTACGTTCGTGAGGGTGTTATCTCTCTGGGCGGCGTGGCGCGGGATCGCGAAGGCCTGCCATGGACGGCCGTCAAGCTGGACATGCAGGCTGGCCAGGTACCTCTCGGCGACTTCCCGCAACTTGAGGACGCCAAGAGAGTGGTGGAGCAAGCTTGCCGATCGAAGTAGACCGGGCACTCTGCAAGGCAATGGCGGAACTGTACGCCGATCCGCTCGCCTTTGTGGAGTTGGCCTTTCCGTGGGGCAAGCCTGGACCGCTGCAAGACGAGAGCGGCCCGGACGCCAACCAGGCCGAGTTCCTGCGCAGCCTGGCGGATGAAGTGCGGTCGCGGCGGTTCAATGGACGCGATCCGGTACTGCCCGTGTTGATGGCCGAGACGTCCGGCCACGGCACGGGCAAGTCTGCGATGGGGGCCTGGATCACCTGGTGGATACTGAGCACCAGGCCTTCGAGCAGAGGCACAGTGACGGCCGGCACGTATGCGCAGCTTGATGCGCGGACGTGGGCGGCAATCCAGTGGTGGGGCAAGCTCTGCGTTACCGCGGGGTGGTTCGACATCCAGGCGCACGGGATCTACAGCCGGGAGGACCCGGACTCATGGAACTGCGTGGCGCAGACGTGCAAGGAAGAGAACGCGCAGAGCTTCGCGGGACAGCACGCGCGGAGTTCGACATCCTGGTACCTGTTCGATGAAGCGAGCGAGGTGCCGAACAAGATATGGGAGACGGCCAGCGGAGGACTGACGGACGGGGAGCCGATGTTTTTCGCGTGGGGGCAGTGTGTTAGAAACACGGGGGCATTTTATGAAGTCTGCTTTGGCAGCCAGCAAGCGCGGTGGAACACCAGAAGGGTTGACAGCCGCACAAGCAAGTTTACAAACAAGCAGCTTATCAAGCAGTGGGCTGCCGATTACGGGGAAGAGTCGGATTACTTCAGGGTCCGCGTGTTGGGGATGGCCCCTTCCGCTTCTGAGTTGCAGTACATCGACAGATCGAGGGTCGATGCAGCCCGGAGACGGACTCTTCGAGACAATCTTCAAGACCCTCTGATCGCCGGATTCGACGTAAGCGGAGGCGGCAAGGCGTGGAACGTAATCCGGTTTCGCCGCGGGCTGAATATGGCAACTAAGCCGGCTATCCGGATACCGGGGGAACAGGACCCAGATCGGACGCGGCGCATAGGGATCTGCGCAGAGTTGCTGCGCGACCAGCGCCCGGACAGCCGGATCGCGGCGATGTTCGTGGATACGGCCTTCGGCGCTCCGATTGTGCAGAGCTTGCGCTCGATGGGGTTCGAGAACGTGTACGAAGTGGCGTTCGGGGGGGAGTCGCCCGACCCGCATTGTGCGAATCTGCGCGCGTTCATGTACTCGAAGCTGAAGGACGCCTTGCTCCAGGGCTCCATCCCGGATGACGAGAGCCTGTGCCAGCAGTTGTGCTTGCCTGGCTACCACATTAAGCTGTCGGGAAGTAAACTAGTTATCGAGAGCAAGGCAGATATCCAAGCGCGGGGCGAAAAGTCGCCCGATGACGCCGATGCGCTTGCTTTGACGTTCGCGCGGGCGGTCCCGCAACAGATTCAGGAGTGGCAGGACGCGCCCCGGTACGTCTACGGGGCCGACGGGTGGATGGGATGACGTTGACATTGCGCGGGCTGTGGTCTAAACTCTGGAATCAGGAAGAAATGTCCGATAATTTGACGGCTCAGACGCCTTTGCGGGACGCAGCGGACTTCGAGGAGTACAAGTCGCTGAAAAACGCACCGTCACCGACCGACGTTAAACCAGCGCCGGCGTCCGAACCGAAAACTCCCTCCGTGCCACCGGCCAAACCGGCGGGCGAAAGCGCCGCAGCCCCGGAAGCTGCTGTAACTCAGGACCCCGAAGGGACTCCTCCACCCCGGACGGATGCGGAGCGCCGCATTCGCCAGCTGGCCGCCGATAAGAAGCGGCTGGAAGCGGAACTGGAGGAATTGAGGAAGCCAAAACCGGCAGCGGCAGCGCCGCCGGCAGCAGTGGAACAGCCGAAGCCGGCCGCCGAACAGCCCGCGACTGAAGATCCGAAACCGACCCGCAAAGAGACGATTGCACGGCTCGCGCAGGAACACCCTACCGAGTCGTATGAGCAACTCCTGGACCGGTTCGACGATCTGAAGGGCGAATGGGACCAGCGGCAGAAGACACGCGAAACCCAAGAGCGGCAGCGTAAAGATCAGGCGGAAGTGTGGCAGCGAACGCTGTCACAGGTCCGATCCGAAGTCCCTGATTTTGACGCCAAAGTATTCCAGAATCCGGCGCTGTTGATGCGGCCGGAAGCCTGGAGATTCGCCGCGGCAATGGGAGCCAACGGTTTGCGGGCAATTCACGAGATCGGCAGCGATCTTGCGGAATGCGCGCGAATCGCCGCGCTTGAAGGCCACGAGCAGATTCAGGCCGTGGCAATCCACTGCAATTCCCTCACATCCCAGAAAGGCCCCGAGCAACCGCAACCCGCACCGGTACGTCCTGTGCTGGTTTCCCGTGCTCCGGCGCCGCCCCGCAGTTTGGGCGGGATCTCTCCTGGGGAGCCTACAGCCCCCACGAATTACGACGAGTATCGAAACCAAAAGCGCAAGGCGTAGCCGGCCATCCGTCGCCGCAAAGCGACAGGAGGGCCTCATGGCCAACCAGCTTTTGACGCGCCAGGAGATTACGTGGAAATCCCTAGAAATCCTGGAGAACAAGCTCGTTATCCTGCCGAACTTCTATCGGGATCTGGATAAGGAGTTCGGAAAGAAAGGCGGAAAGATCGGAGACACGATCTTTGTCCGCAAACCGCCCCGCTTCATCGGACGCGACGGCCAGGCATATTCTCCGGAGGGCCTGACCGATACCGAAGTCCCCATCACGATCAACCAGCAATCCGGTGTGGACTTCGAGTTTTCCAGCGCGGAAAAGTACCTTTCGATGGACGACTTCAGCCGCCGATATCTCGAACCGGCGATGATCTCGCTCTCAAACAAACTCGATTACCGCTGCGCCAGCATGGCGGTGCTCAATACCGCCAACTTTGTCGGTTCGGTCGGAACGACCCCCGGACTGAGCGGCTCGGATGCGTTCAACACCTACGCGAACGCGCGCCAACTGCTGTTCCAAATGGGATTCGACCCAAAGGGCGGTGAATGGTCGCTGGCCATCAACGCGCTGGCAGAGCGCGGCTGGCTGGACTACACCAAGCAGTTCTACAACCCGGCCGACAGTCTGTCAAAGCAGTGGAAAACCGGCCAGGTGAACAATGCGCTTGGCCTGAAGTGGTTTGTCGATGAGAACATCAATGCGCAAACCATCGGCGCGCTGAATAACACGGCCTATAGCTCCTACCTGCCCGAAGTGACCGGCGCCAACCAGACTGGAACCTCCATCAACACGAAGGGCTGGCTAGGCGGTGCCTCGACCGGCATTGCCAACGTGCTGCTGCCGGGAGACGTGATCTCCTTTGCGGGCGTCTACGCAGTGAACCCGCAGAGCCGCCAATCCACCGGCGTCTTACAGCAGTTCGTAGTGCAGGCTGCAGTGACTTCGGCGAACAACGCGACCGGTACCGCGACCATCTCGATTCTGCCCGCCATTGTGCCGAGCGGCCAGTTCCAGAATGTGAGCGCCTCGCCAGCCGATGGGGCGCTGATCTCGGTCTATGGCACCGCGGCGTCCGGACAGGGCGCTCTCGGCGGCCTGACCACGTTGCAAGGTCTGCTGTGGGACAAAGAAGCCTATGCGTTTACGTCCTTCCCGGGCGACGTACCCGAGGGCGTGGATATGGGCTATGAGGACCGCAGCAAGGAAATCGGCGTCTCGTTGCGTTTCGTCCGTATCTACGACGGCTACCGCGACCAGTGGATCAATCGGTTCGATGTCTTCTATGGCATCGGGACTTTATATATGGAAGGAGGCGTCCGAATCTCTCTCAGCTAACCGCTGGGATGCTATAACGGAGAAAAGCCATGAAAAACATCAATCGAACCATCCAATTCGCCGCGGCGCTGCTGTTTTGCGCCGCGCTCGCATTCGGGCAGGCCACCACCACCAGCACCACGCTTTCCGCTGTCGTGAACGCGCCCTCGCCGAACTCGGCCGGCACCCTGCAGTGGTGTTTGGCCAGCGCCACGGGCGTTACGCTGCCGTCATTGTCCGGTGGAACTCTCGGCTCGTATCTCGCTGTAGATCAAGAGATTGCGCAGGTGTTGAGTCAGGGAGTAACCTCGACGTGCTTCAACGTCAAACGTGCCCAGTTGGGAACCAACGGCCAGTACAGCCACGCATCCGGCGCGACGGTATGGGTCGGGACTTCCGCGGTAGCGTCCGGCGACTCCAGCCACCCGTATTCCCCCGGCGCGTTCATCGACGAAACGCCTAAGGGGCCCTGCGTGGCCGCCAACCTCTACACCCTGCCGCTGATCGCCTCCGGAGGTCAGACCGGCCGGGGCTCGGTGCAATTGATAACGTGCGCCAGTAGCGTCTGGTCGGCTTGGGATCTCGGTTCCAGCCATACCTGGATCGGGCAATGCACTCTCGGCACTTCCTGTTCGGTGACGTTGCCCTTAGCCTATACCAGTTCCTCCAGCTACCAGTGCTCGGCGACCGATGTGAGCGGCGTATATGCCACCTCGGTCGCCTATTCAAGTGCGTCGGCAGTGGCCTTTACCGGCCATGGCACCGACGTCATCTCGTATATTTGCGTGGGAACCTAACCCACGCTAAGATGTGTTCGTGTGCGGGGCGGCAAATCTCGGGGGAGGTGGCTGCCCCAATTTTGAGAGGAAAACTACATGCCCGATATGACGCAAGCAGTACCCGGACTCCTGGCGCAGGTGCATCCGGCCCACACGCACAGCCATGACATCATGGCTTATGTCACCGAATTGGAATACCGCGTGTCCCTTTTGGAACAGGCCATCGTAAAGATCGTGGGCGGCGGACAACAGAAGTTCAACGAACAGCCCGATCAAGCGCCCTACCCGTTCCCCGAAGGCGACGGCCTGGGCGGAATCGACCCGGTACGAACCGACGACTACGGCCAAAAGACGGCCAATCCCGATACAACGCAGAAAGGTTACGGCGACCCACAAAAGTTGCACGCCGAGAACTTCCCCGGCCAGCAAGGATACGGCGTCCCGCAAACGAACGAGGGAGCCCCAGGCCGGCAACAGGACGCGCGCACAGCTTTCGGCGGCCAGATCACGCATGACGTCCAAAACGATCCAGCGCATCCGACCGACGTTCGGCGCGCACCGAGAGAGGGAGCCTAAGTGTCCTTCCGCCCCGAAGATTACGGCGGCCAGCAAACGCTGAACACCGAGGGCGTACAAGCCCTGCTGCGCGACATCCGCGCCACGGCCGGCCGCAAGAATCCGGAGGTGCGTGGAATCAACATCCACAACCAGATTCTCGCCAAGAACAACGGATTCCCGAAGTTCCTGTATCCGCCGGCCGATTCCAATAACGAGCCGGTTTTCGTGCTCAAGCAGGAAGAAGAGGATGCGCTTGTGGCCCGCGGATACACCCGCGAGTACACGCACCGGGAATTTCCGAAGGCCATCTACCGGCGCAACATGCACCCCAAGTTCGCCGGGTTGCTCGATGACGGAACTCCGGACCCTGCCGTCACTCCCTACGTGGAAACACGCATCGTGAAGGATGAGAAAATCCTGGCGGCGCTGATGAAGGCCGCTCCCGGCAAGGAAACAGGACCATGGGTTTCCAGTGTTTCAAAGCTTGAGCCTCTGCCCGAAGACGCCGAAGACCCGGCGCTGGTAGTGGCGCGCTTGCAGGGGCAACTGGACGAGGCGCAACGCAAGGCCGACCGCGCCAAGGGGTAAACCGTGGCGAGTATCACTCTGACGCAGGTCGCGCAGTTCGCGGCGCTGGAACTGGGCGTGCTGGACTCCGGCGAGGGGCTGTCCGCGCAGCAACTCGCCGATTTTCTTTACAGCATCAATGCGGCCATCGACAACCGCTCCAGCGAACAGGCAGAGGTGCTGTCCGTCCTGATTGCGACATTTGTGCTCACCGCGGCACAGCAATCGTATACCATCGGCACCGGCCAGAACTTCAATACCGCGCGCCCGGTGGCGATCACTGCGGCTCAGCACATCCTGACCGTTAGCGCGCATCCCTACGAGACTCCCATCGAGGTTCAGCACGCTCGCCAGTGGGCAGCCAACATGGACCGGGGCAGTAGTTCGCTCGTGGTGCGCAAGCTGTTCTATGACCGCCAGTTCCCGACCGGCAACGTTTACCTCTCACCGATCCCCCTTACAGCCAGTTCTATCGAATTGACGATGTGGCAGCCTCTCGGCCAGTTCGCGGACGCCACAACGCCGCTCACCGTTCCGCCTGGCTACAGCGATTGGTACAACCTGCTCGGCTGCATCTGCATGGCACCCCAGTTTGAGATGGCGGTACCGGCCAGCGTTACCGCCCGGTACGAGGATGAAATCGGGCGCATTCGCAACCTCAACGCGCAACTGCTTGGGCAGGCGCCGCCGGCCGGACAGACTAGCGCTGTGGAGACCCCTGGAACGCCTCCGGTGGTGGGTCAATGATATGAGCGGAATCACTTTTACGCAAATAGCCTATCTGTCCATGCGGGACTTAGGCGTACTGCGCCCGGCGCAGGTCGGTTCGCCTGACGTACTTACCGATATGCTTGCAGCATGCAATTACATGCTCGACAGTTACAAGCTGAACCGATTCCTAGTCCTCGATCAAAGCGTGGCAACGTATGCGTTGACCGCCAATACCCAATCTTTCACAATCGGCGCTGGTGCGACGCTCGACGGCCCGCGCCCAACATCCATTGAGAAGGCCAATGTAATTGTTACTCTGGGTGGGAATCTCGTGCGGCAACAGTTAGAGCTTATAGATTTCAAGAGGTGGAGTGAGATCAATCTTCAGCAGGTAACTCCCAGCCTGCCGCAGAAATTGTATTACCAGAAGACAATCACCGGGGCTGGGTACGGTACGATCTTCATCTGGCCGCAAGCAGATGTGGCCTACGGCCTGGAACTTTATACCTGGGACCAGTCTTCCTGGAGCGGGTTTGCGGACTTGACGACCGCCTATGTCTTTCCTCCAGGGTTCGCGGAGATGATTCAAAAGAATCTGGCGGTGCGCACCTATCCCATGCTGCGCGTTTACCTCAAGATTCCGATGGAGCCGCTCGCATTCGGGGAACTGAAGTCTCTTGGGGAGCAACTGCGCATACAAATGCAGCAGTACAACGCCCCGGAAACCACCATCGCTCCAGACCGCACTGAGCCTGCCGGACAAATGATCGAGGCTGATCGTGAAGCTCCCCAGGTGAGACAGTGAGCGTTACGTTCAGCCAGATCGCTTACTTAGCGCTCCGCGACTTAGGAGACCTGAATCCGACAGAAACGGCGGCCGGTTCCATGCTGGGAGACATGCTCCTTGCCTGCAATAACATGATGGACTCGTGGAAGCTGGATCGCCTTATGGTCTTGCGCCAGCTTCAGAGCATTTACGCGCTGCAAACCAACGTTCAGGAGTACCGGATCGGACCTGGGCAGATCGGCTCAGGAACCGATCCCGTTACGGGGAATCAATGGAACGGAATCAACGCAGTTCGGCCAACGTACATCGAGACCGCGAATATCATTTTGAACAACTTTTCGCCCGTCGTGCGGCAACCGCTGGCGCTCATCGACTTCGAACGATGGGCCGATATCCGCGTGCAACAAATCCCTGGTTCTATCCCCCAGGCGTTGTACTACGACCGCGGATTCGACCAGATCTCCGGCTACGGCACGTTGAACCTCTGGCCCGGCCCACTACTGAATTACGGTCTGGAACTGTACACCTGGGACCAAACCCTGTGGAACGGCTTTGTGGACTTGATTACGCCCTATATCTTCCCGCCCGGCTATGTGGAGATGATTCAAAAGCAGTTGGCCGTCCGCTGCCGGCCGCTAGTGGAACTGGCGGGGCTCCGCATATCGCCCGAGAACTGGTCTGGACTGAAGATTCTGGCTGCCACGCTGAAGCTTGATATGGAGCAGTACAACGCGCCCACGCCGCTGCTTTCCTGTGACGCCGGATACCTCGGGAGCTCGCAGAAAGGGGCCTGGTCTTATGCGATAGGCGAGGATCGGGTTTTTGGGCGCGGATAAGAAAAATCTTACTTTTCCCGAAACCTGCTGCGTGTTAGCCTTCGGCCTAGTACTGCCATTCCGTTTACAGAGGGCCTTAAAAATGCTCATGATTAAGTCATGTCCCATGAAAGCATTCTGGCGGTTGACGGCATGAGCGTGAAATCAGTTATGGTCCTTTCGCTCTTGAGCATGGCGGTGCTTCAGGCACAGGTGGCATCCGGGAGCGTGCCGTCCGCTCCCGACTGGATTAGCACAGCCTCCCAGCTTACCCTGCAAGGCGCTCTTATCGTCGCGGTGGCGATCCTCTGGAAGGCGCTGGGCGTCAAAGATGCGCTGATCGTTTCGAGCATCAAAAGCGTGACCGAAGCTCTCCAGCAGTCCGCGGCGACACAAGCCGAGTTGCGCAATGTGATCCATGAATCGGTGGAAACGAAGCGGCAGTTATCCGAGGAGATCGCCCTGCTGCGAGGCAGTTTGGGAGGCCTTCCTTGCACACATCAGGAGCATGGCGGAGATAAGCCTTTCGGCCATGTGCGCTGAAATGATGTAAAGTAGGCGTGAGATGCCAATTCTGCCGCCTTCGGCCTTCGCTTTCTGCGGCCCGACCTACCTGGGAATCTCCCCGGTAATCGACGCAGAGCGCAGCATCAACCTTTTCCCTGAGCTGGAGATTGGCAGCGCCAAGAGCCAAATCGCACTGATCGGCAGGCCGGGTATGTCGGCCACTCCGTTTATCACTCTCCCCACGTCTCCGCTGCAAGCCTTCTGGGTCGGAGCAAACCGCCTGTTTGTGGTTTCCGGCGCGACAGTGTACGAACTCAACCCGAACGGAACGATCAAGACAAACTATGGCGGCTACCCCAACGTCCTGAACGAGGGGCCGGTCTACTTCCAGGCGAACTCGGCCGGCACGCAGTTGATTATGTGCCCGGCGGGCTCGGGCCAGATTTTCAATGTGGCGGCCGGTCCGCCGGCGGTCATCCAGCAGGTGACAACGGTGGGCGTCGGACTTGGCTTCTACGGGATCGCCCTCGAATACCTGGACGGCTTTTTCATCACGATTGCGCTCGGCGCATCCCTCCAGACCTCCAGCCCGAACCAGATCAACGTGAGCAATCTTGAGGACGGCACCATGTGGGACCCGCTCAACTATGTGGTGCGCAGCGGATCGGCTGACCAGGTGATCGCCCTGGCGGTCCTCAATTCGCTTCTGTGGATCTTCGGAGAGCGCACCATCGAAATATGGTACGACGCGGGGAATCCGCTCTTTCCATTGGCTCGGATGCAGGGAGGTACGATCAACCTCGGTTGTCTCGCCGCGGCATCGGTCGTCAAGTTCTACAACACGATCATGTGGGCGGGCGCGGATGCCACCGGGTACTGCCAAATCTACATGACGCAGGGACTCAGCCCGAACCGGGTTAGCACACCGGCGATTGAGAACCTCATCAACCAGACCCCGGCATTCGAGCTTCCGCTGATGTGGGCCTACGCCGAACAGACTGGCGGCCACACGTTCTACGTGCTCAACATCTGCAATTCCGCCTACCAGCCCACGGCAACCTATGTGTACGACCTCAGCACGGGCTTGTGGCACGAGCGGGTTTATGGAGCGGCGGCGTGGCCCGTATGTTTCGCCAGTGCTCCGGGTTTCGTCTACCCGACCGGAGACGCGGTGGGGAACTTCGTGGGAGACGGCCAGTCCTCCGGCAATATCTACTTTTCGAGTCTCACCTACCCGAGCGACGGGGGAACGGCGATCAACTACACCCGCACAGCGCCGGTCATCAACAAGGCGAACATGCGGCTCAAGTACCCGCGCTTCGAGCTGGACTGCGATATCGGAACCGCGCAACCGCAGCTTTCCTACTCAAACAACGGGGGCCGGAGTTTCAACGCTTGGAGTTACCCACTTCAGCAGGCGCAGGATCAGAGCGCGCCTGGGACCTTCCGGCGATTCTATGCTCGGCAGTTGGGGCAGGCTCGGAACCGCGTCTACAGGGTTACGATCAGCGACTCGGCGAACCTTATCCGAATCATCAACGCCTATGCCAGCGTGGAGCCCGGTACGGAGTCCTGATGGCGCGGAAAAGTCTTCCGAATCTCGGATACAACCCGCCCCCGCTTCAGACGCCACTCACCGCAGAGACTCCCGACATGCAGGGAGTTCCCTACCAGCAGCGCGGCGGCCCTCCGCGCGCCCAGGTGCACCAAGCCTGGGCGGCCTTCCACGCCAACACCTACCAGCAGATTTGCTTGACGAAGTTCTCCAGGACGATCCTGCTGAATAACTTGGCGATTGCAAACCCGTGCGCCAACGTCATCACCGTGCATCAAATCGGCTGGGGAACTCGCCTGACGGCGATCCTTACCAGCACGATATCAGCGGATCTCACGGTGGTTTTCACCAAGGGCGCGGACATCATGACAATCACGGTTCCGCATGGGACCGCCATCAATACGCCGGTCATTGTGCCGATCGCGGGCATCCTGTTTCAGGATCAGGAGGTGATCGTGCCGAAGATCACGGCCAGCGGCGGCGACACATCGGCGCTGCCAATTGTGGCTGTCACGGTAGAATGGAACCTTGTGCAGTCGCAGAGCATAAACCAGACGCCACCCACGGGGGATCAGAACTGATGGGCTGTTGCAACGATAAACCAAACCGGCAACGAACTTGCCAGTTCTGCGGAGCCCGGGCAGATACGGTGTACCCTTCGCTGATCGGCACGCCGAGGCCTGCATGTACGCCATGCGCCGACAAGAAGATGCGAGAGACGAAACAAGGAGCAAATTAAAAGGCGTGCACGCAGATCATGGGTCCGACTGCGGTTATCGACCCGGAGTTCAACACCTTATGAAGTACTCGCAGACCACCGGGCAACTGACCAGCGACGACGGCGGCGTGCTCGGCACTGGCTATTCCGGCAACGGCGCGGGGTTGAATAATCCAGCCATGCAAGACGTGGTGGACCGCGGGCCGCTGCCGCAAGGCATCTACACTGTGGGCCATCCGCTGAATCCGCCCGATCACCTCGGCCCGCTGGCTATGCCGCTGACTCCGGACCCGAGCAACGAGATGCACGGGCGAAGCGGCTTCTTCATGCACGGCGACAATTCGCGCCACGATCAAAGCGCATCGGAGGGCTGCATCATCATGCCGCAGTTGACGCGCCTGGCGGTATCCGGCGCATCGGATCGCACCCTCGAAGTCACCCCGTGACAATAATGCGCTACTACGACGAGCAGACACAGGAAGAGGTGGGCCGCGCCTTCAACGTCACGCGCGGCCAAATCTCAAACCTGGAAAAGAGCGCGCTCGCCGAGCTGCGCGGGAAGCTGGCCGCATAAATGCCGGGTCTCACTTGGGTCCAATCCAACGTCGCGTACTACGGCGTCTCTGGCTCGGGCGGAAATTTGCCCTGTGCCTTCGCTTCGAACAACACGCAGGGGAATATCGGCATCGCCTGGATCAGCCAAGATTCGAGCACGCCGTCGTCGGGAGTAACCGATACAAACGGCAACGTCTGGTATCGGTTCCCAGGCTATTACTCAAACTTCGGGAACTCCGAAGTCTGGGTCTGCCCCATCCTGAAGCCTGGCCCAAACACCGTGACGGCTTCGGGCTTGTCCTTGGCCACGCCAGGAATTTCGCCCGAGCTAGTGCTCCTCGAATACGCCCCCGTAGGGCTGCGCGCCTTGCAATGTGGGGATTCAGTGCTTCCAGGCTACACGGGCCGAACGGGTACTTCGCCTGGAGTTCAATGCCGCCAGCTCTGACCATCGAAAGCCGCTACAACGCCTCGGGAGGCGCATACTACCAGACGCTGGTGGCGTTCATCAAGGCGCAGAAGTGGGCCACCACTGCCACCGCGCGCACCTGGTCCGTGGGCCTCTACCCGACCTATTACGTGGGAAACGTGCCAGCCGTCCGGCAGACGTACCTGGACCCAACGACGCTTGAAACCGGAGCCGTTGCCGATTGCACTGTGCCCTATCCGCACGCGGACAATTTCATCACTTTTAGCTATTCTCCGGGTTCGCCCGCGGTGAACAGCGAGGAGATCGTCATGATCGGCCTGCTGTTCTCTACCCTGTCATGAGCGCCAGTTTCAATCTCGTGCAATCCGCAACGGCCGTCGGCCCATGGACGGCCGGAACGGCTACGGTCACATTCCCGAATCCGGTCGCCTACGGCAACATCATCGTCGCGTTTTTCGGGGCGTACCGCGGCACGTATACGGCCTGGGCGTATCCTTCGTCAGTCACCGACGGGCTGGGAAACACTTACGTCCTTTCTTCCCAATCCGCCGGCCAAGCAATCAATAACGACCAATGCTCTTTCCTCTACGTCGCCCAGAACACAGTGGGCGGGGCGTGTACGGTCACGTTCTCGGGATGGACGCCTGGCGGGGGAGGCGGAATCGGCGTAGGGCCCAGCCTGATAATCGCCGAATTTGAGGTCCCGGACATCTATCAGGTCTGGGCGGCTGGAATCTCACTGGGAAGCCTCGGAAGTGGGCAGTACTTGTCCATGTGCACGTTCGGCGGCTTCACGTATTCGACCGCCGACTGCACGGCCGTCTTCCGCGCGCTCGCCAATAACGGCTCGGTGGGCGGAGCCGACTGCTCGGATACCGGCGAGGTCGGCCTGCTGATACTGCCCATCGGGGTCAACGAGGCGCGCTGTACTAGCGGCCTGGTCGCCGTTGCGCTCGTTAACCAATTCCTCGATGTGTTCATTGTCGCAGGGAATTACAACTCTGGGAACCCGCAATCCCCCTATTGGTCGACCAGCGGCAGCGGGGTAATTATTGCGACCACGTTCGAGCCAACAGGCGGGAGTTCCTCGACGCCGGATGCTCTGGTGGCCTCGCCTATGGCGATTTCCCATACCTTGGAGGGACCGCCCCAACTGAGTTGCGACAACCCGCCAAACGGAACCATTGGCGTTGCCTACGGACCTGGAGGGCTGGGACACGGGATGGTGGCCAGTGGGGGAACGGCGCCGTACACATACGCCCTGGTCGGCGGAATCCTGCCGCCGGGATTGACGCTCAACACGAGCACCGGCGTTATCAGCGGCACGCCCACTTTCGCGGGCAAGTTTTTGTTCACGATCGAGGTGACCGATTCGCTGGGCGGCACGGCGGTTGCAAATTGCTCGATTGCCATCTGCCCTCCGGCTGGAACAAGTAGCGGAAACGTGTTTTACTGAGTATCATTGGAGGTTAGACCATGGGTCTGTTTTCCTCGATCTTCGGAGCAATCGGCGCGAACCAAGCCGGAAACACGCTCAACAATGCTGGCAAAACCGGCCAGGCGAATATCGACGCAAGCGCAGCGGCCGGCCAAGGGCTGATCGCGGGCGGGGAGCAAGGCGTATCGTCCGCGACCGGCCAGGGACAGGCCGGCGTGAGTCAGGCGACCGGCGCTGGGCAGAATGCCGTGACGACCGCGGCCAGCGGGACAGCACCGTATCTGAGCGCGGGAAACACCGGCGCGACGATGCTCCAGAATTACGCTGCCAGCAATCCTAACTTCAGTTTTCAGCCAACCCAGCAGCAACTTGAAAGCACGCCTGGGTATCAGTTCCAGCTTGCGCAGGGCCAGAATGCCATCCAAAACACGGCGGCGGCCAGCGGCCTAAATCAGAGCGGCGCCGCACTCAAAGAACTCACGCAGTACGGGCAGGGCCTCGCAGGCACGTACTATCAGAACGCCTTTAACAACGCCCAGCAGACGTTCCAGACGAACCAGAACGCGACCTTGGCGAATCTCTCGACCCTAAGCAACATCGGCCAGACGGCGAACGCGCAGAACATCGGCGCGCAGGAATATCAGGCGGGCATGGGCCAGCAAGGTGCCGAGGCGGCGGCGGGACTCGGAGAACAAGGCGCGCTGGCAAACCTTTCCGGTACGGAGGCGAGCGCCAATCTCGGATTGCAGGGCCAAGAGGCGGCTACGAACTCCCTGTTAACTGGTGCGCAAGGAAAGGCGGCGGGACAGATGGGCATGTGGAACGGGATCGGAAATACGCTCAACGCCGGGGCGGAAGCACTATTCCCTGGCTCTGGACTATTCTAAGACCATGGCGAGCTCAATCGTATCTCTCGTACCGCAACCGATGAGTCCGGGCCAGTGGCAGGCCATCCGGCAATCGCAGGCGCAGATCCCGCTGATTCAAGCACAAACGCAATCGCAGCAGATCGACGCCCAGCAGCGCCAGATCCAAAACCAAATGCTGATGAACCAAATGCGCGGGTACCAAGCTCTTTCCTCCGCGCTTCAGGGTATGGGTGGAACTCCTGGACAGACTACGCCATCTCCGGGGAGTCCTGTGCCTCCCAGCGGACAGTATCCGGTTATGCCAGCGGGTAGCGGGCAGACGGCGCGGCCCGGCCTCGTGGTGCGTGATCCAGCTCTACTCAATCAGAATCAGCCAGCTTCCGCGGGCCTACCAACCCCAGGCCAAGCGGCAGGAGCCACTCAAGCGCCGAACCCTCCGGCCGCTGTGGCTCCCCAGGCGCAGACTGGCCCGCAGATCCAGCCAGCGCCGCAACCGAACGCAGCCCCGGTATCGACCCCGCGGGCTGCGCCCTCGGTCGTAGATCCTTCCGAGCGCATGAGGAGCTTTCTGATGGACCCGGTATCCATGGCGCGCGCCGGCGTCCCACTTCCAATGGGGATGGACATCGCCAAGAGCTTCTCTGGCATCCAGAACGAGATGCAGGGACTCTCCGACAAGCAGCGCGCGGAGTTCACCGAAATGCACGCCATGGCGAACCAACCGCTCCAGGCGTTGCTGGACCCGAACATCACACCTCAGGCGGCACAGGCGGCCCTCGACAAGCACAATGCGGCGGTAGATAAGACTGTGGCGGCGTATCCGCGATTCGGCCAGTTCATTCCGAGGCTGGATTCTCAGGTGCCAACCGACCCGGCGCAGTTTCAGGCGTGGAAACAGAACGCCGTCGCTCAGACCGGCCTATCGGCACAGGCGGCGGAACTGGCCAGCAAGGCGGCCACCCAGCGCGAGACAACCGCGAAGGCGGCGCAGCAGGAACTCCTGACCGGACAGATGCAGCGCGCGATCCAGGGGGATCAGCAGAGCAATACGACCGCCAACGGAGAGGCGGCGATCCACTCCGCGTTCAACCCGCCAGGTTCCAAGACGTCCATCGATCCCACGGCAGAAAATGCCTTTGTGCAGCAGTACCGCACTGCGCCGCGCGTTCCTTCGGCAGAGGACCCCACCGGCGTCAAGGCGGGACAGGCCGTCCTCACGGCGGCAGTAGCGCACGCCGGCCAGATCGGAATGAAGACGAGCCCCACCGTGCAGGCGGCAGAAGCATCGCAGGCGGCGCAGACGGCGGCGGCTACCAATCCGTACAAGATCAAGGAGGCGCAGGCCACCGAAAGTTACCGCAACGCGCTTTCGCAGGGCGACACGACGCGCGCGCAGTACTACGACTCCCTCAAGGACCTTAACCAGTCGCTCGGAACCGCCCAGACCATCGGCAAGGTGGTTCAACTCTCGCAAGGCGAGCACAACGAGATTGCCGCCAGCCAGTTGAAGGCCATGGTCCCAGAGTTTACGAACGCGATCCAGAACATCAAGCGCATGGCAGCCAGTCAGGGCGACAAGGGCCTGGGCAGCCTGGCGAGCCACCTGGAGAGCGAATTTACCAGCTTGACGCAAGGCAAGCCGCTCACCGATACGCTCATCAAGGAAATCCAGCCCTACGTGCAGACCATCGCCAACGGAGCAACGCTCCAGCACAACGGCAACGTGGCGGCTCTGCAAAAGGCCTATCCGGGCGCGAATTACAAGCCCGAGCCGCTGCCGTATCCCGGCCAGAGTGGAGCAACCTCGCGCGCTGCGGTGGGCGGCTACCAAGTGGGCCACAAGTACGCCGGTCATGAGTACCTTGGAGGCGACCCGCACCAGGCCGCCAACTGGAGGTAACGCATGGGCGGATTTACCCCTCCCCCACTGAGTGCCGACGAAGGGCCATCGAAAGGTTTCACCCCGCCTCCGCTTTCCGCGCATGAAGGGCCAGCCGACGAGCCGGGACTTCTGAGCCGCTTTGGGTCTGGCCTATACAGCACCACGATTGGCCCGATAGCGCAATTCGCTCAGCATCCCATTGACACGGTCGTCAACACCTTTAAGCACGTCTCTGGGTTTGATGACATCAACCGGGCGCTTACCACCAATGATCCGAAGGAAAAAGCGCAGGCTATCATAAGCTACCTGAAAGGCCCTCAAAACAAACTGGCGGAGGGGATTGTTCGGCCCATCGTAGACTCCTTGGAGCAGGGCGACTATGCGGGCGCGGCTGGAAAGACCCTCGGCAACGCGCTGATGCTTGGCGGAGGGAAGGCGCTCCAAGCGGCTCCCCTCGCAGACATCGGAGAAAGCGTAGCGGCGGCGGCTCCTGATGTAGCCACCGGTCTGGCCAAGAGCGCTGTCGGAGCAACCGGAGCAGTCCTTCCCTTCGGGCCGTTACGCTGGTTCGCCGCCTACCCGTTTGTGCGTTCCGGGCTTCGGCAGATGAAATCTGGTATCGCCAAAGGCCGCGAGGCCTTCCAGAACGCGCATGACGCGACCGGGGAAAACATGCCGATGGCTGGCGAGACTTCGCCAGCTCCGGAGGCCGCCGCCGCGCCGACCGAGGACATGCAACTGCTGGACGACATCGCGCAGGGGCAGGCGGGCAAGAAATTCGCCAGCCTCGATGCGCAGGGACAGGCCGCCGTGCGCGCGCTCGCCGCGAAGATCGGCGGCCAGCAGGCCGCGCCGGATGCCGCTCCCGGTCCCTACGTGCCACGTCCGCCGTCCTACTACGGCGTGGAACCGACGCCGCCAGCGGCAGCAACGCCACCGCAAGCCGCGCCCACATCCGCGCCCACATCCGCGCCCATGGTCCCCCAACCCGGCGCGGCAGTTGGCAGGCCGTCCACTGTGCGCCCGATCCCCGAGACGCAAGCGCCCGCCCTTACCATCTCGGAACCTCCCGGCAACGTGCTCCCCGCTCCTGGCAAGCCGGCTGGCCCCGTGCGGCCACCCATCGCAGGCCAGCCGCAACCGGAGGCCACCGCGCCAGCGGGAGGCGTGCCGCCTACCGAGATCGAGGCTTCCGACCTGGAAGGGCTGCTCAAGCAGTCCTTGGAGAACGCCTCTGCAAAAAAGCGCACGCTGGCGCAGACCGAGGCCGCCATGGTCCAGAAGCAACCCGGCGAACCGCCAGCCACCCCGCGCCCCTACATTGAGGAGCACGCTGGGCCGAAGATGACGGGCCGGGGATTCGACATGGAGAACATCAATCGCGCGGCCAAGGTGCAACGCTTCGCAGACAAGCTCCGCGAAATCGGTGTGGGGCCGGACGATATCGGGAAAATCCCGCAAGGATGGATGAGCGACACGCAGATTCGCGCGGGGGCGATCCCTGGCTGGGGAAACATTGCGGACTATCTCGGTGAGGGCGTTCCGTCCGAACTGAGCATCGCGGATATCAAGAACGTTTTGAAGAAGGCGAAGTAAGCACCCGCGCTGCCAAGTAAGGTTCATCCTCCGGGCGCGTCTTCTTCGGCGGCTCCCCGTGGATGATTTCTTTCAGCCACGATTCTACCTCTACGCATAGCCAGATCATAAAAATCGCTTGGATTATCCACATGCCCAAATTGTGCGCCTGCGCGCGCCGATTGCGCAAGTACCAGAAGGTTAGTACTATGGCATTGACGTGTGATGCTTCTACCCGAGGGGCAGTTAGGCGTCCGGCGCCGAACCGGGCCGCAAACCTGCCGCCCTAAGCCCCCGCCCTTGCGACTTTCCCTTCCTGGTGATACGCTTCAGACATGGCGAAACAATGGATCAAGGGCGCGATTAAGCACCCCGGAGCGCTCCATAAAGAGATGGGCGTGCCGAAGGGCGAAAAGATCCCAGCCGGGAAACTGGCGAAGGCAGCCAAGGCGGGCGGAAAACTCGGAAAGCGCGCGCGGCTGGCGGAAACCCTGGAAGGCTTCCACCATAAAGGCCACGCCAACATCCGCAACGCCAAAAGCCACGGCGAGAAAATGGCTCATATCTAAGGAGGCCGAATGTCCGCATCCCTGCAAGTCAACGCCTCGATGACACTTACGGACACGGGCGTCAACGAGTCCAGCAATCCCGGCACGAAGACAATCACCCCGACAACCTCGAACAATCAATCGGGCGTGTTCCCGGTCCCGACGTCCGCAGCGGCGATCCCGCTCGGCGGAATTGCCCCCGGCTATGCCCAGATCACGAACCTGGACGTGACCAACTACATAGACATCCTGACTGGCACGGGCGGCGTGGCATTCGCGCGCCTGCTGCCGGGAGAGACGGCGCTATTCCGTTTCAACCCGGCGATCACGGCTCCCTTCTGGCAGGCGCACACCGCCACCGTCAGGGCGAATATTTTCATCGTGGACGGGTCGTAGCGGTCGTGCAACAGCCCAAGCTTTCCAACATCCAGGCGCTTGTGGAGTCGGTTCGCCCGCTCCATGACTTCGTGCTTGTACGGCGCTCGCCAGACGAGGATCGCTACGGGCGCATCATCCTGCCGGACGGCGCCCGCAACCCGATGAAGCCGGGACTCAAGCGCGGCATCGCGGTTGCCGTGGGCCGCGGCGACAAATTTACGATGAAGCCCAAGGGCAACGGGGAGATCCACCGCAAGCGGTTTCCAGGCGATCGGATGCCCATGGACGTCAGGCCGGGCGACGAAGTGATCTTCAGCCGGACGCCGGCGAACAACACGCTCATAGACGGACAGGAGTACGTTTTCGTCCACGCGGAGTTGATCTTCGGTATTATCGAAAGGGAGGCCAGCGATGGCACGCAAACGTGAAGTAATGGCAATCGAGTTCAAACCCGCCAAGGGCGGAATCGCCAGCGAGACGCATTTCCGGGAGCACCGCAGCGGCCAGGGCGGCGGCCCGCTGATGGAACACGAATCGGAGATGGGCGTCCACCCCGACATGGCCAGCGCCACGGCGCACCTGGAGAAGCACATGGGCCACTGTTTCGGCGGCGCCGAGTCCCACGAACCAGCCAAAGAAGAGTAGCGCCCCGGAGCACTCGTGAATGAGCCGGAGATAGTCCAGGAAGCCAAGGAGCGGTACGAGCGTTCGCGCCTAGCGTGGACTGACCGCCGCGCCGCTGCGTTGACCGATATGAAGTATGTCAACGTGAGCGGAGGCCAATGGGACCCCGCCGTCAAATCCGCACGCGAAAACTCCGACCCACCCCGCCCCGCGCTTGAGTTCAACGAGCTCCACACCTTTGTCCAGCGCATCGTCAACGAAGCCCGCCAGCAGCGCCCCAGCATCAAAGTGACGCCCGGAGACGATGGCGACCCCGAGACGGCTGAAGCCATCGAAGGAAAGGTGCGCCACGTCCAGTATGTGAGTCAGGCGGGCGTGGCCTACGATGGCGCGGTGGAAGCGGCCAGCACGGGCGGTTTCGGGTACTTTGAGATCGAGCGGGCGTACACCGATGGACCGGCCGGCAAGAGTCACAACTTGGAGCCTCGCATCCGGCGCATTCTGGACCCCATGACGGTCTACCCGGACCCAGACTGTTTGGAGCCGGATTATTCCGACATGAAGTTTTGCCATGTCCGCGTTCGGTACAGCCGCGAAGCGTTCAAGGATGAGTTTGGTATCGAGCCTACACCCTTCGACGCTGAGAACCCGGACCACGATTGGGCCGACGAGGATAACGTCTGGGTTTCGAAGTACTGGTGGATCAAGACGTCGCAGCGCTCACACATCATTCTGGCAGACGGCACCGAGGGTTATTCCGACGAACTGGAGAAGTACGACCCGGAGGACGTCCTGAGCGAGCGCGAGAGCGAATCGCGCCAGGTCTTCTGTTCGATTGTGGATGGTTCGCGCGAATTGGAGCGGACGCCATGGCCGGGTGACTGGATACCGGTTATTCCGGTGCTCGGGCGGGAGGTGGTAGTTGATGGAAAGCGAATCCTTCTCTCTGCCGTCCGCTTCCAACGCGACGGCCAGAAGCTCAAGAACGTCCTGCTCACGGACGCTGCCGAGTCCCTGGGGAGCGCTAACCGTTCCGTTTGGATTGGACCTACCGGAAGTTTCAAAGATGGCAAATGGCGCAACGGAAAGCGCAACCTCTACATGGAGTACACGCCGGTCCAGAACGCTCAGGGCCAGCAGCAGCCTCCGCCGAGCTTCAACACCTACGAGCCGCCTATCCAGGGTTTGATGGCCATGGGCACGTTCATGGGAGACCAGATCAAAAAATCTGGCGGCTACACGGATGACGTGCTTCGGCCCAGCCAAGCCGATCTCTCGGGCGTGGCCGTCATGCGGCGCAGTCAGCAGAGCGATCTGACTAACTTTCACTTCCTGGACAATCTGGTGCGCTCGCAGTGGCACGCCGGTCGCATCCTGATTCAGTTGCTTATTTCCGACACCGACACGCCGCGGGCGTGGAGCACACGCAGCGAGTCAGGCAAGGTGACGAAGGTTCCGGTAACGATGGAGATGTCGGACGGCAGCGTGCCACAGGTCCCCGGCTACGAGGGCCAGAAGCACCACCGAATCGACCAAGGCGAATACACCCCGGACATTCAGACCGGGCCATCGTTCGCCAGCCAGCGGGATGAGGAAATTGAGATGCTCACCCGGCTGGTGGAGTCGAACCCGCAACTTTTCCCGGTATACGGCGATCTCCTTTTCGAGAAGATGGGTTATCAGGATTTGGCGGCGCGCGCCAAAGCCTTGCTCCCGCCACAGGTGCAGCAGGCCGAACAGGCGCAAGCCGCCGGCCAAGACCCTCAGGTTATCCAGATGCAGCAGCGCCTCCAGCAGATGAGTCAGATGCTCCAGAAACTCATGCAAGATCGCCAGGGCAAGGTCCTCGACGCGCAGGCCCACATCCAGGGAAAGACCATCGACGCGCAGAGCAAGCTCCAGGCGCAGAAGCTCAAGACCATGGGAGATATCATCGTGGAGGGGCAGAAGCAAGGCCACGACGCCGCCAAGCACACTCTGAGCGAGCACACCGATGCAATCGAACACATGATGGACATGCTGCACGAGTCCCAGATGGCGCCCGCCGCTCCCGGCGAGCCTGGGTATGTCGATCCTAATGCCCAACCTGCGCCAGGAGCGGCGCAGACGCCCAACGGAGGGGCGACTCAATGAAACGCATCGCGCTTTTGATTCTCGCCGCGCTGCCCGCTTGGGCTGCCGGCAGTTGCACAGTTTCCGCGCCTGTCCAATTCGCGGCCTCGGCGAGTTGGATGGTATCGGTAGCCTGCACCGGGGATGCCTCAACCGGTAGTTTCCCCGCGGTGAACCTGAAGGCCCTTCAGCCGCTCCTCGGCGGATACATCTCGCGCGTGGAGACGGTGCCGGGAACGACAGCGCCCACGGCCAACTACACGATGACCCTGCTCGACGCCAAGGGTGGCGATGAACTCAACGGACAGGGGTCAGGCACGATGAGCTCCACGGCGACCCAGATATTCGCTGTGGGAACTGGCACACCGATCACCGCCCAGGAGACCCTGAATCTCAGCGGAAACAGCGTGGCCAGCGCGGGGGTGGCGATCTATCTGTACGTGATCGCGGCGAACAACACGATGGCGCAGATTCTCGCTCTCGGAGGCACAGTCTCCGGGGGCGGCGGCGGGGGAGGGGGAGTTACGAGCGTATTCAGCCGCACCGGAGCCGTCACTGCGCATACCGGCGATTACAGCGTCGGACAGGTGACAGGTGCGGCCGGGATCAATGGCTCCCCCACGGCTAACGCTGTGGTGACAGACTACAGCGCCTCTCTCGTGCAGACTCCCAATGCTTCCTCGACGCTCGACGGCTCCGGCAACCTCGGAGTGGGCGGCAGCATCACCAGCGGCGTGGGCTGCGTCACCACGGCGTGTATCTCATCGGATACCTGGTACGACAGCGGAGCAACCCATGCGACCGTGCAACTCGGCGCGGCCACAGGGTACAACGGCACGAACACCTGGACATGCAACTGCTGGACGACATCGCGCAGGGGCAGGCGGGCAAGAAATTCGCCAGCCTCGATGCGCAGGGACAGGCCGCCGTGCGCGCGCTCGCCGCGAAGATCGGCGGCCAGCAGGCCGCGCCGGATGCCGCTCCCGGTCCCTACGTGCCACGTCCGCCGTCCTACTACGGCGTGGAACCGACGCCGCCAGCGGCAGCAACGCCACCGCAAGCCGCGCCCACATCCGCGCCCACATCCGCGCCCATGGTCCCCCAACCCGGCGCGGCAGTTGGCAGGCCGTCCACTGTGCGCCCGATCCCCGAGACGCAAGCGCCCGCCCTTACCATCTCGGAACCTCCCGGCAACGTGCTCCCCGCTCCTGGCAAGCCGGCTGGCCCCGTGCGGCCACCCATCGCAGGCCAGCCGCAACCGGAGGCCACCGCGCCAGCGGGAGGCGTGCCGCCTACCGAGATCGAGGCTTCCGACCTGGAAGGGCTGCTCAAGCAGTCCTTGGAGAACGCCTCCGCCAAAAAGCGCACGCTGGCGCAGACCGAGGCCGCCATGGTCCAGAAGCAACCCGGCGAACCGCCAGCCACCCCGCGCCCCTACATTGAGGAGCACGCTGGGCCGAAGATGACGGGCCGGGGATTCGACATGGAGAACATCAATCGCGCGGCCAAGGTGCAACGCTTCGCAGACAAGCTCCGCGAAATCGGTGTGGGGCCGGACGATATCGGGAAAATCCCGCAAGGATGGATGAGCGACACGCAGATTCGCGCGGGGGCGATCCCTGGCTGGGGAAACATTGCGGACTATCTCGGTGAGGGCGTTCCGTCCGAACTGAGCATCGCGGATATCAAGAACGTTTTGAAGAAGGCGAAGTAAGCACCCGCGCTGCCAAGTAAGGTTCATCCTCCGGGCGCGTCTTCTTCGGCGGCTCCCCGTGGATGATTTCTTTCAGCCCCTTCTCAAGCTCCCCGATCAACCAGACCATCATAATCGCGTAGATTATCCACATGCCCAAATTGTGCGCCTGCGCGCGCCGATTGCGCAAGTACCAGAAGGTTAGTACTATGGCATTGACGTGTGATGCTTCTACCCGAGGGGCAGTTAGGCGTCCGGCGCCGAACCGGGCCGCAAACCTGCCGCCCTAAGCCCCCGCCCTTGCGACTTTCCCTTCCTGGTGATACGCTTCAGACATGGCGAAACAATGGATCAAGGGCGCGATTAAGCACCCCGGAGCGCTCCATAAAGAGATGGGCGTGCCGAAGGGCGAAAAGATCCCAGCCGGGAAACTGGCGAAGGCAGCCAAGGCGGGCGGAAAACTCGGAAAGCGCGCGCGGCTGGCGGAAACCCTGGAAGGCTTCCACCATAAAGGCCACGCCAACATCCGCAACGCCAAAAGCCACGGCGAGAAAATGGCTCATATCTAAGGAGGCCGAATGTCCGCATCCCTGCAAGTCAACGCCTCGATGACACTTACGGACACGGGCGTCAACGAGTCCAGCAATCCCGGCACGAAGACAATCACCCCGACAACCTCGAACAATCAATCGGGCGTGTTCCCGGTCCCGACGTCCGCAGCGGCGATCCCGCTCGGCGGAATTGCCCCCGGCTATGCCCAGATCACGAACCTGGACGTGACCAACTACATAGACATCCTGACTGGCACGGGCGGCGTGGCATTCGCGCGCCTGCTGCCGGGAGAGACGGCGCTATTCCGTTTCAACCCGGCGATCACGGCTCCCTTCTGGCAGGCGCACACCGCCACCGTCAGGGCGAATATTTTCATCGTGGACGGGTCGTAGCGGTCGTGCAACAGCCCAAGCTTTCCAACATCCAGGCGCTTGTGGAGTCGGTTCGCCCGCTCCATGACTTCGTGCTTGTACGGCGCTCGCCAGACGAGGATCGCTACGGGCGCATCATCCTGCCGGACGGCGCCCGCAACCCGATGAAGCCGGGACTCAAGCGCGGCATCGCGGTTGCCGTGGGCCGCGGCGACAAATTTACGATGAAGCCCAAGGGCAACGGGGAGATCCACCGCAAGCGGTTTCCAGGCGATCGGATGCCCATGGACGTCAGGCCGGGCGACGAAGTGATCTTCAGCCGGACGCCGGCGAACAACACGCTCATAGACGGACAGGAGTACGTTTTCGTCCACGCGGAGTTGATCTTCGGTATTATCGAAAGGGAGGCCAGCGATGGCACGCAAACGTGAAGTAATGGCAATCGAGTTCAAACCCGCCAAGGGCGGAATCGCCAGCGAGACGCATTTCCGGGAGCACCGCAGCGGCCAGGGCGGCGGCCCGCTGATGGAACACGAATCGGAGATGGGCGTCCACCCCGACATGGCCAGCGCCACGGCGCACCTGGAGAAGCACATGGGCCACTGTTTCGGCGGCGCCGAGTCCCACGAACCAGCCAAAGAAGAGTAGCGCCCCGGAGCACTCGTGAATGAGCCGGAGATAGTCCAGGAAGCCAAGGAGCGGTACGAGCGTTCGCGCCTAGCGTGGACTGACCGCCGCGCCGCTGCGTTGACCGATATGAAGTATGTCAACGTGAGCGGAGGCCAATGGGACCCCGCCGTCAAATCCGCACGCGAAAACTCCGACCCACCCCGCCCCGCGCTTGAGTTCAACGAGCTCCACACCTTTGTCCAGCGCATCGTCAACGAAGCCCGCCAGCAGCGCCCCAGCATCAAAGTGACGCCCGGAGACGATGGCGACCCCGAGACGGCTGAAGCCATCGAAGGAAAGGTGCGCCACGTCCAGTATGTGAGTCAGGCGGGCGTGGCCTACGATGGCGCGGTGGAAGCGGCCAGCACGGGCGGTTTCGGGTACTTTGAGATCGAGCGGGCGTACACCGATGGACCGGCCGGCAAGAGTCACAACTTGGAGCCTCGCATCCGGCGCATTCTGGACCCCATGACGGTCTACCCGGACCCAGACTGTTTGGAGCCGGATTATTCCGACATGAAGTTTTGCCATGTCCGCGTTCGGTACAGCCGCGAAGCGTTCAAGGATGAGTTTGGTATCGAGCCTACACCCTTCGACGCTGAGAACCCGGACCACGATTGGGCCGACGAGGATAACGTCTGGGTTTCGAAGTACTGGTGGATCAAGACGTCGCAGCGCTCACACATCATTCTGGCAGACGGCACCGAGGGTTATTCCGACGAACTGGAGAAGTACGACCCGGAGGACGTCCTGAGCGAGCGCGAGAGCGAATCGCGCCAGGTCTTCTGTTCGATTGTGGATGGTTCGCGCGAATTGGAGCGGACGCCATGGCCGGGTGACTGGATACCGGTTATTCCGGTGCTCGGGCGGGAGGTGGTAGTTGATGGAAAGCGAATCCTTCTCTCTGCCGTCCGCTTCCAACGCGACGGCCAGAAGCTCAAGAACGTCCTGCTCACGGACGCTGCCGAGTCCCTGGGGAGCGCTAACCGTTCCGTTTGGATTGGACCTACCGGAAGTTTCAAAGATGGCAAATGGCGCAACGGAAAGCGCAACCTCTACATGGAGTACACGCCGGTCCAGAACGCTCAGGGCCAGCAGCAGCCTCCGCCGAGCTTCAACACCTACGAGCCGCCTATCCAGGGTTTGATGGCCATGGGCACGTTCATGGGAGACCAGATCAAAAAATCTGGCGGCTACACGGATGACGTGCTTCGGCCCAGCCAAGCCGATCTCTCGGGCGTGGCCGTCATGCGGCGCAGTCAGCAGAGCGATCTGACTAACTTTCACTTCCTGGACAATCTGGTGCGCTCGCAGTGGCACGCCGGTCGCATCCTGATTCAGTTGCTTATTTCCGACACCGACACGCCGCGGGCGTGGAGCACACGCAGCGAGTCAGGCAAGGTGACGAAGGTTCCGGTAACGATGGAGATGTCGGACGGCAGCGTGCCACAGGTCCCCGGCTACGAGGGCCAGAAGCACCACCGAATCGACCAAGGCGAATACACCCCGGACATTCAGACCGGGCCATCGTTCGCCAGCCAGCGGGATGAGGAAATTGAGATGCTCACCCGGCTGGTGGAGTCGAACCCGCAACTTTTCCCGGTATACGGCGATCTCCTTTTCGAGAAGATGGGTTATCAGGATTTGGCGGCGCGCGCCAAAGCCTTGCTCCCGCCACAGGTGCAGCAGGCCGAACAGGCGCAAGCCGCCGGCCAAGACCCTCAGGTTATCCAGATGCAGCAGCGCCTCCAGCAGATGAGTCAGATGCTCCAGAAACTCATGCAAGATCGCCAGGGCAAGGTCCTCGACGCGCAGGCCCACATCCAGGGAAAGACCATCGACGCGCAGAGCAAGCTCCAGGCGCAGAAGCTCAAGACCATGGGAGATATCATCGTGGAGGGGCAGAAGCAAGGCCACGACGCCGCCAAGCACACTCTGAGCGAGCACACCGATGCAATCGAACACATGATGGACATGCTGCACGAGTCCCAGATGGCGCCCGCCGCTCCCGGCGAGCCTGGGTATGTCGATCCTAATGCCCAACCTGCGCCAGGAGCGGCGCAGACGCCCAACGGAGGGGCGACTCAATGAAACGCATCGCGCTTTTGATTCTCGCCGCGCTGCCCGCTTGGGCTGCCGGCAGTTGCACAGTTTCCGCGCCTGTCCAATTCGCGGCCTCGGCGAGTTGGATGGTATCGGTAGCCTGCACCGGGGATGCCTCAACCGGTAGTTTCCCCGCGGTGAACCTGAAGGCCCTTCAGCCGCTCCTCGGCGGATACATCTCGCGCGTGGAGACGGTGCCGGGAACGACAGCGCCCACGGCCAACTACACGATGACCCTGCTCGACGCCAAGGGTGGCGATGAACTCAACGGACAGGGGTCAGGCACGATGAGCTCCACGGCGACCCAGATATTCGCTGTGGGAACTGGCACACCGATCACCGCCCAGGAGACCCTGAATCTCAGCGGAAACAGCGTGGCCAGCGCGGGGGTGGCGATCTATCTGTACGTGATCGCGGCGAACAACACGATGGCGCAGATTCTCGCTCTCGGAGGCACAGTCTCCGGGGGCGGCGGCGGGGGAGGGGGAGTTACGAGCGTATTCAGCCGCACCGGAGCCGTCACTGCGCATACCGGCGATTACAGCGTCGGACAGGTGACAGGTGCGGCCGGGATCAATGGCTCCCCCACGGCTAACGCTGTGGTGACATACTACAGCGCCTCTCTCGTACAGACGCCCAATGATTCCTCGACCCTGGACGGCTCGGGCAACCTCGGAGTGGGCGGCAGCATCACCAGCGGCGTCGGTTGCGTGACAACAGCCTGTATCTCGTCGGACACTTGGTACGATAGCGGCGCCACGCACGCCACTGTGCAACTTGGCGCGACGACCGGGTACAACGGGACGAACACCTGGGACGGGAACGCACCCACCAATAATTACGTGTGGACAGCCTACGGAGTAAGCGGAAACAACGCCTCGGTGGGATGGGTGGCGCCGGCAGCGGGCGGCACGGTTACGAGTGTAGCCTGTAATTCCAGTTTCGGCGCGAGTTGGCTCACCTGCAGTTTTGGCGCGACTGCAAGTGTGACGCCGATACTGCAACTAAGCCCGACCACTGCACAGACCTCCCACCAAGTCATCGGAACGTGCGGCTCGGCAACGACGTTTGGCCCATGCTCGTTAGTAGCAGGGGATATTCCGGCATTGTCGTATTTGGCTCTTACGGGCGGCACGCTCACGGGCAACTTGACGGACGCGGGAGAGATCGTCACAGGCACGGCGGCTACCGATACGGCCGCGCTCGGATCGGAACTAACCACCAGCGGCACCTGCTCTGGCACCGGCTGGACAGGCACGTATCCGAATTACGTCGCGCCCGCCACGACGGCGGCGCTGACATGCACCGGCTTTACCAATAACGCCTATTACCAGACCGTCACGGGGATCACGAATAACGCGGGCGTGACCGGCATGACCTACGGCAGCGGCCTAAGTTGCACCGGCACGGGCACGTATCCTCTGACTGTCACCGGGGGCGGTGGATCGGGGGCGACCGGAACGATCACGGTCACGAGCGGCGCGGTTACGGCGGCCATCGCCGTGCTTACGGCGGGTACCGCTTTTACCTCGACGCCAACGACCGGAACTCTGGGCACGCCAACTGGATCGGCGTCCTGTTCGGGCACGCTCGCCATGACCTCCACCATCGGCGGCGGCACGATCACCGTGGCGATTGGCTCGGCTGGTGCCGCCCAGCAGTCCGGTACATCGACCAATGCGGCGTCATCTACTTTTATCTGGGGTCCGAAAGCTAACGGAACATCGCTGACATACACGCCCACAGCGGCTTTCGTTGGCACAATCAATATCAGCGCAAAGGCCATCACGCCGATCTCAACTTTTGCCCTCACGCTGAAGGATTCGACGGGTGCAGCGAGTAGCGTCTGCACGCAGACTTTGGCAAGTCTGTTTAATCTATTTTGCGGCGGTGGGGGCACGTATACGACCACCGGGAACAGCAACACGGCCAGCGGCTACCTGGCGCTGTACTCCAACACCACCGGGAGCTACAACACGGCCAGCGGCTACACCACCGGGAGCTGGCGCTGTACTCCAACACCACCGGGAGCTACAACACGGCCAGCGGCTACCAAGCGCTGTACTCCAACACCACCGGGAGCTACAACACGGCCAGCGGCTACGGGGCGCTGTATTCCAACACCACCGGGAGCTACAACACGGCCAGCGGTTACCAAGCGCTGTACTCCAACACCACCGGGGCCTCCAACACGGCCAGCGGTTACCAAGCGCTGTACTCCAACACCACCGGGAGCTCCAACACGGCCAGCGGCTACCTGGCGCTGTACTCCAACACCACCGGGAGCTCCAACACGGCCAGCGGCTACCAAGCGCTGTACTCCAACACCACCGGGAGCTACAACACGGCCAGCGGCCTCAATACGCTGTACAACTGCGGCACATCGGGGGCTGCCTGCACATCCAACGTGGCCTTGGGGTACAACGCAGGCCGGAACGCCGGAACAGGCACGACGACGCTTACCAGCATCAGCACATCTATTCTGATCGGCCAAGGAGCGGCTGCGGCAAATGCCACGGGAGATAGCAACGAAATCCTGATTTGTGGCACGGGCAGTGTGGCAGCAAATGGGACGAACACGGCGACGCTGGGATGCCCCGCAACGACCGACGTATACGCTGGCTCGGCAGGCGCGGCGCTGACTCATACGGCAGGCATCGCCAACGGTGGCACGGTATACTCAGTGGCGGGCACGCCCCTGCCTGCGTGCAATTCCACCAATTTATTGAAGCGCCTTCCGGCCAGCGACATTACGACTCTCGGGGCGGCCTATGTCGGAAGCGGCACATTTACAGCCTGGGTAGAATGCACGTACAATTCCACCGGGGCGGTTTACGCTTGGTACGCGATGTAAAGGGAGATACAAAACCATGAGAACCATATTGCTTTCGATTCTGCTGGTGGCAAGCCTTTCCGCCGCTTCCATCACCGGCATAACCTGCACGGCAGGCGTAGCAACCGTCACGGTCGCCAACTCCCTCGTTGCCAGTCAAGGCTTCGAGATAACCGGAACGTCCGTATCCGCGTACAACATCAACGGCACGGCGGTGTCCGCGAACTCAACCAGCTTCACCTTCAAGACAACTTGCGCCGGAAGCGCGACGGGCGGAACGTTCCTGCCCGCCGTGCAGATTATCAATGCCGGAGTGACTCCGAACAATTCAGGCGCGACGGTGAACTATATCTTATGGCTCACCACAACCGTTCCAACCCCGTGCCCCTCGTGTTCGTCAAACTATGCCGGGATCAATGCGGCTCAGTTGGCTGCGCTACAGGCTGGGACAACGGTTGAGGCAGTGGGCAGTTTCGGCATTGCGAATGGAGAAACCCCAACGCAGATGAACGCGGCAATTCTGGCAATCTATACCGCGGCGCAGTCTACGGTGTCACAGGGCCTCAGCCAATACGTCGGGTGGTGCTATAACGGATCGTCATGGGCGTCAACATGCAACTGACACGCATAATCCTTTGCGCGGCCCTGATGGGCTGCTTTGCCCACGACGGCAAGGCCCAACCCGGCACCTGCTGGGCGGCTCCCGGCGCGGCGGGCACGTCCTCCGGCTGTCCCGCGACCGGCTCGCCCACGATTCAGGCTTACGTCTCCGCATACAACACCTTCCTCAACGCGACTTGGCCGGGAATCCAGGCGCTATCTCAGCCGAAGATCGCCAACGATCTGGAGCTGGTGGGAGCATCCGCCAACTGGATCGAGAACTGTCCCACCACCGGAACCTGCCTCTACAATTCCGCCGCTGTCCAAGAGGCCTTCGTCGCAAACGTCCTGAAGAAAAGCGGAGCAACCGGCGTGGTCTGGAACATCGACTACATGCCGTACATGCTCTCGACCGAGTACACGGGGGCAACCGGCTTCGACTGCGCGAGCACTTATCCGGCGGACACTTGCACGCGATTGACAACCAATCTCGCGTTCTACGACGTGATGATGCCCTGGATTGTCGCCCAAGGGTTGACAATCCGGCTGGCGCCCATCAGTTTCGGAGTTCCCGGCGGCGGCGCGCCCTGGCTGATTTGCGGCCTCTCACCCCGTCCACCATGACCGTTACGCAGCGGCTCGCGTGCGAGGAACCGTTCCTCGCGGCCATGGTTGCGCACATCCATAACCTGAGCCCAGCCGTCTCGATCCACACCGTGATCGCGGCCCACGAACCCGTCGAAGCGGACAACGCCTCCACGGGCCAGACGCTCAGCGTGGCGGATTGGAATACGCTCATCGCGGGCCTGTGCCCGGCGATCCACTCGGCGACGGGCGGATCGGGCGTGCTTTGCGGGTCCGGGTATACGATGGCCGACGGCGCTTACGCGACCAACGTAACCGGGTCAGTGCCTAGCGGAATGCAGGTGTTCGGCGGGGAGATCTACTTCCGCAGTTTCGACAGCACGCCGTCATGGTCGAACCAGCCCGGCGTCTATTCGGGCTGGGCCGCCTCCGCGACCGCGGCGGGGCTCCAGGTCCAGATCGACGAATCGGGACCGCCCGGATACTGCCCAGCCGGCTCGAATGTCCTCTGCCAATCGCAGCTCATCAACGGATGCGGTTGGGCGGGCATGGAGACGTACAACACCAATGGCGCGTTCTGGGCGTGGCTGTTCCGGTATTCGGCGGCCATCGGCGCAACCCGTACCACACTGTTCTACGATCAGCCCTTCGCCCTGCTCCAGAGCGGCTCATGCAGCGACAACAGCCCGACCACCGGCTACACCTGGCAGATGCTTGCGGCGCTGCCTTCCGTTCCGACGCGCACGGGGTACGGCTGGCTTCAGGCAAGCAAGTGGGGAAGACGGACCCGGCAGGGCAAGACCAAGCGCACCGGCAGAAGTGCCTATTGACATCCGCGCGGCATTCATCTACAAGGGAAATATGAATCCCATCCCCGCGCAGCCTAACCTGCTGCAATACCCGATTTCCGATCTGTACCTGTTCCCGGTCTACGCCACCCGCGCCGTCTACCAGACAGCCACGGGCCAGCAGGCCCCCGCTTTCAACTCGGCGCAGCCAATCAAGCAATGGTTCGATCCATCGCCCAACGGCCAGCCGTATCTGATCTTTGACACCACCGCGGGCCAGCTCATCACCCTGCCGCTGGCTGCATCGGTTGCCTCTACCGTGAATCTGCCCGGCTCCTACAATTACCCGGCCTATGTGGAGACGCCCACGGATGCCACGGTCAATTGTGCGGGCGGTTACGTCGCGCCAACACCAATCCTCCCGGCCACACTTTGTCTGAAGTCGGAGGCGATTGCCATTGCCGCGGCCATCGCGCCGCTGTTCCCCGGCAAGACCGTGACCGTAGCGGATGGTTCCGCGGTGGGGGTGTTTTTCTCGGCCTATCCAACCGATGAACCGCGCCGCCAGTGGTCGATCCTCGTCAACGGCGTATCGCCTTCCGGGGCCGGTCTCAACCTCTACGCCAAGACGCTCATGCTCCAAAGCTACAGCGCGGGCGTCGGCGCGCCGGGGCATTACGTCTACCAGCCGGCGCCCGGCGAACCGGCCAACGATCCCACGTTCGCATGGATTCAGGACCCGCAAGTCACCACCGCCCCCGCTGGCGCGATGACGCTGCCGGTGCCGATCCGGCAGCTCCTTCCGAACGAAGAGTTCGTGCTGATGCCCCCGCACGACCCGGCATTCGGCTCGCTGGGTTCGCAGTGGATGGTCGCGCGGACGGATGTTGCTACGGCTGCCGCACAGGCACTCGCGACACTGCAATCCGAGCTGGTCGCCTACAACGAGACTCCCGGAGTAACTCAGCAGTTAGCGCTGACACCGATTGTTATGGAAGGGTTGGGCGCGTGACAACAGATCACGCCAAGAGCAGGAGGAAAATAATGCAAGGCCTAATAGCTGAGATTGAGCACGCCATCAAGACGATTCTACTCAGACACCGACTAGCTCAGACCGTGGAGAGCCGAGTATGTGTTGAGCCGCTGCAAGGCCATGCCTGTGGGGTGGCAATTACAGCGAACTACGCGGCGCTGCCAATCGCCACGGACAGGGAAGCCCCGTTCGAGCCACTCCAGGTAAGCCCTGAGGTTCCTCACCATCTACTTCGGAGGATGAGTGGCCATGCGTGTTAAAGTGGTTAGCGCCGCGCTGATGATGCTCTCGGGATGCGCTCGATTGACGCAGACGCCTCCACCGGTGCCCCACCCATGTAGCCCACTGCACTACTACGACCCCGGCTGCTGCCACCATTGGGACTGGCAGCAAAACAAATGTGGGGCGCAGTGAGAAAGCTCGCCTCTGCCATCGCCCTGCTGGTGGCCTGCTGCGCTTTCCCGCTCGCCGCGCAGACTGTCACAGTGACGGTTACCTGGGCGCCAGGCGCGGGCGGGCAGGCGACCAGCTTTATTGTTCAGCGTTCACAGGCCCAGCCCGGCCCGCTGCCGCCATATACCACGATAGCCACGGTTGTGGCCCCATCGGCATGTAGCGGGCTGACGGGCACGGCGACGTGTACAGTAACCTATGCTGATGCCGCGTCTTCCGCTAACCCGCTGCCGGTGGGGGGCGTGTTCTACTATCAGGTGATGGCGAGTAATGCTACTGGAAACTCGCCTCCGACTAATTCGACCTCGGTAACAATCACTCCACAGCCCGGTAAGGCACCGCTGGCACCGAACATGGTTGGAGCAATTGTGACATGGCCTTAAGGTTCCTTGCGGTTATAGCGGCCCTGTCTGTGTGTTTTGCGCAAGTTCCGTCCGCCCCGGTAAGCGTGGTGATTGGACAGGGCGCAAGCGGTGGAGTGTACCCCATCGTATCCGCCGTGTTGGCGACAACCGCGACGGCGAACGATACACTGACGTTTGTGTGCTCTGGGACGCAGATCATACCAGCGATGGCCTTCGCCACCTGCCCTGGTCCGGTTGTGCTTCAGCCCCCCTCGCCGATGTTGGCGGCGCGAGTAACTATCGGCTGGGTGGGTATGGGAAACTCGGGCGCATTTCTGCATGTATCACTCTCAGAGACGTGCTTGCCGTCAATGCCTTGCGGGTCCGCAACGAACAACCTCGTGCTGACATGCACAACTCCGTGTGAGATCGACGGACAGCCGCCTACGTCTGGAGAGTATGCCGTGGCGATCACTGACTTTAACCTTCAACAGGGTACCTTCTTTACCCAGCCGATATCGCGGTGGAACGGCTATCTGATACCGAATATCGTGATGATGGCCGTTGCGCCCGATGGGACGGGTGCGCTCGGTATTGGCACTTGCGGGCCGGGCATGACGCTGACAAAAGGAGTGACGTATCTACAGACGCCGTGGCAGATTACGATAGTGTGTCAGTGAACTGCCGAGGTTTAAACTCATTGTACCAATGCCGTGGCCCCGCCCCGAACCCTGTTCCCTCATCCCCTCCACATGGCCCGCTCTTGAGGCCGCCCTGCGCCGCTGGGTGACGCCTGGATTCACGCTGCGGCGCGGCCTGCAAAAATAATTCGTACAAAGTGCTTGCATTCCCCACGCATCGTTTGTACAATAAGGCATGGCAAAGAAAAAGATTGGCAGACCACCGAAGCCAAAGACATGCGAGGACTGCGGCAGAACCTTTGCCACGGCCCGCATGTTCCAAGCGCATCGGTGCAAAGGAGCGAAATGAAGAAGATTGGCAAGCAGCCGGGACACGCGCCCGAAAGGAGGGCGCTTGAAATGCAACTCAACGAAAACAGCGAACTGAAAGTGAGCGAGGCGATCTCGCTCTACAAGAAACAGCAGGAAGCCTCCGCGATGTTAGACGCGGCGTTCGACCTGCTCACCGATGGCGAGCGCGCGCTGTACGAGATGGCGAGAAAGCTATCCGAGATAAAGCCAGTCGGCCGGCCGCTAGGCAGCAAAAACCGCGCGCCGCGGCAAAAGGCTCACCCGCCACTCTGCATCTGTGTGGAATGCACCAAGAAGCGGGAGGTTCCCGCGCTATGACGCCCGCAATCGACACGACCGCCGTGGTGGTGCGCGAGGAACGCGCCGTAACCGCTGCCGATTTCTCGCCCGTGTTCACGCTCGATGAAGCGCTGAACCGGAAAAAGCTGATGAACCAGTTTATCGGCAAGGTGCTGGAGGAAGGCTCCGACTACGGAGCCATCCCTGGCGCGGGCACAAAGAAAGTGCTCCTGAAGGCAGGCGCCGAGAAGCTGTCCAGCATCTTCGGTCTGGCCCCGCGCTTCGTGCCGGTGCAGACCCTCGAGGATTGGACCGGCGCGGAGCACGGTGGTGAGCCGCTGTTCTACTACGAATACCGGTGCGAACTCAGCCGCGGCGGTCGCTTCGCCGGCGAGGGCATCGGATCGTGCAACTCCTGGGAGTCGAAGTATCGCTACCGCTGGGTCCCGGCTTCGGCGATGCCGGCCGATGCGGACCTTTCGCGCCTGCCCAGCCGGTCATCATCCGTGGTGGAGTTCGACTTTGCCATTGATAAGGCCGAAACTGGCGGCCAATACGGGAAGCCCGCCGAGTACTGGGCGAAGTGGAAGGCCGCCATCGGGACCGGCGAAGCGCGGCGCGTCAAGAAAACCACGCGCGGAGGCAAGGAAATGGACGCCTGGGAGATGGGCGGGACTGCTTATCGAGTGCCGAACGATCAATTCGGCGACATCATCAACACCTGTCAGAAGATGGCGCAGAAGCGGGCGCTTGTGGCCGCCGTGCTGGTGGTGACGAATTGCTCCGATGCCTTTACGCAGGACGTAGAGGATTTCGACGATTCTCCGCCCCCGCCTCCGCAACGCGCCGCGCCGCCAGTGCAACAGCAAGCACCGCCCCCGCCCCCGACTGATCCTAACCGGCCCTGGACCACCTTCAACGGCATGTGTGCCGCCTTCGCGGCCATCAAAGAAAAGCTGAAGCCCTATACCGGCCCGTATTACGAGAAGCTCAAGAAGCACGGCGTGGAGCACGCTAATGACTTCTCCCCGGCGCGCCTCGGTAATCTCCTGCAAATGCCGGTATCGGCGGCGCAGGCCGCACAGAAGGCTTCCGACTGCTACCGGGAACTGCTGGCGGTCGTAGCCGATTACGAGGCGATGAAGAGCCAGCCCACGCCGCTCGATGAGCACCTCGCGGCAGAGGAGTCCAGCGATGCCAGGTGAAAAGCGTCCCGAGGCCATGCGCCTCACCACAACGCTAAACCTGCTGCGTAAGTGTAGGGCCTGCAAGGAGCGCTACGCGCACCTGGTGGCCGCGCTCGGCGGTGTCAAGGCCGATCACGATGCTCCGATCAACCTGCTCGGCATCCTGAGAATAAACGGAATTAAGGATTGCGAGTGGGTGCTGAGTGAAGGCGCGACCGTCGAGGATTGTGCTCCGCTGCTGGCCGAGTACGAGCGCCAGTGTGCTCCGCTGCGGGCCGAGTACGGGCGCCAGTGTGACACGCTGCTGGCCGAGTACAAGCGCCAGAGCGCCCCGCTGCTGGCCGAGTACAAGCGCCAGAGCGCCCCGCTGCTGGCCGAGTACGAGCGCCAGAGCGCCCCGCTGCTGGCCGCTCTCCTGGAGGAAGCCGATGGCAAGTGAAAAGCGTCCCGAGGCCATGCGCCTCACCACAACGCTAAACCTGCTGCGTAAGTGTAGGGCCTGCAAGGAGCGCTACGCGCACCTGGTGGCCGCGCTCGGCGGTGTCAAGGCCGATCACGATGCTCCGATCAACCTGCTCGGCATCCTGAGAATAAACGGAATTAAGGATTGCGAGTGGGTGCTGAGTGAAGGCGCGACCGTCGAGGATTGTGCCCCGCTGTGGGCCGAGTACGAGCGCCAGAGCGCCCCGCTGCTGGCCGAGTACGGGCGCCAGATCGCCCCGCTGCTGGGCCGAGTACAAGCGCCAGAGCGCCCCGCTGTGGGCCGAGTACAAGCGCCAGAGCGCCCCGCTGTGGGCCGAGTACGGGCGCCAGTGTGACACGCTGCTGGCCGAGTACAAGCGCCAGATCGCCCCGCTGCTGGCCGAGTACGAGCGCCAGAGCGCCCCGCTGTGGGCCGAGTACGAGCGCCAGATCGCCCCGCTGCTGGCCGAGTACGAGCGCCAGAGCGCCCCGCTGCTGGCCGCTCTCCTGGAGGAAGCCGATGGCAAGTGAAAAGCGTCCCGAGGCCATGCGCCTCACCACAACGCTAAACCTGCTGCGTAAGTGTAGGGCCTGCAAGGAGCGCTACGCGCACCTGGTGGCCGCGCTCGGCGGTGTCAAGGCCGATCACGATGCTCCGATCAACCTGCTCGGCATCCTGAGAATAAACGGAATTAAGGATTGCGAGTGGGTGCTGAGTGAAGGCGCGACCGTCGAGGATTGTGCCCCGCTGTGGGCCGAGTACGAGCGCCAGAGCGCCCCGCTGTGGGCCGAGTACGAGCGCCAGAGCGCCCCGCTGCGGGCCGAGTACGAGCGCCAGTGTGACACGCTGTGGGACGAGTACCTGCGCCAGAGCGCCTCGCTGCTGGCCGAGTACGAGCTCCAGTGTGACACGCTGTGGGACGAGCACGAGCGCCAGTGTGACACGCTGCTGGCCGAGTACGAGCGCCAGAGCGCCCCGCTGCTGGCCGAGTACAAGCGCCAGAGCGCCCCGCTGCTGGCCGAGTACAAGCGCCAGAGCGCCCCGATGCTGGCCGAGTACGAGCGCCAGTGTGACACGCTGTGGGACGAGCATGAGCGCCAGTGTGACACGCTGCTGGCCGAGTACAAGCGCCAGAGCGCCCCGCTGTGGGACGAGTACCTGCGCCAGAGCGCCCCGCTGCTGGCCGAGTACGAGCGCCAGATCGCCCCGCTGCTGGCCGCTCTCCTGGAGGAAGCCGATGCCAAGTGACAGCTTGTCGATCCTGGACATTCAGGAAGGCCTGATCGAGTGCTTGGCGGCCCGCGAGGAAGCCGCCACGCCAGAGGAGGTGTCCACCGCCGATGTGGCCATTTCCGCCTACCTTGAAGCTGAAGTCGCCAAAGTTGACGGCATTGCCCGCGCCGTGCGCCAGTGGCAGGCTATGGCCGCCGCAGACAAGGCTGAGGCTTCCCGGCTGCGGGACCGGAGCGCCGCGCTGGAGGGCCGCGTAGCGCGTCTGAAGGAGTTCGTCCGCTTCGCCATGGAGAAGCGCGGCGTCCGGCGCATCGAAGGCAAGCTGTCCACCCTCCGGCTGCAAGCGGCCGGCGGCAAGCAGGGCGTGGAGATCAGCAACGAGGCGCTACTGCCCGATGAGTACTGCTGGGTGACCGTCAAGTTTTCCGGAGCATGGTGGAGTTCCCACCGCGAACACCTCTTGGACATTGGAGCGGAGATCGCCAGCGAAAGCAGGGAGCCCAACAAGTCCGCCATCGCGGAGGCGCTCTTGCAGCCGTGCCCGACGTGTGGCGGGCGTACCGTGGTGCGGTACGAGGATACGCCAGATCCAGACAACCCGCCAGTATGCTCCACCTGCGGCGGCAGCGGCAAGCAGGGCGTGCCCGGCGCCAGCCTGCGGCCCAGGGGAGATGTGGTGGTGATCGCATGACGCCAGCGCAACGTAGGGCGTGGGAGAGACTGCTCGAAGCAATCAAGCGCTTAGAGGTCCTGGGCCATCAGGAGGCGCTGGTACCACTTGGAGCGACACCTCCCCTTGCTATCGACGTTGAGACGGCTAAATCAGCAGTCAAATCCGAAGCGCGTGAATTTGTATGGGAACTGGAGAGAAGCCGAATGAGCACTGCCCTGGAAATCGCCGCGCCGTTTGTAGCCATCGTCTGCATGGCCTGCGGCGCGATGAGCACTGACCTGGAACTCGCCGCGCCGTTTGTAGCCATCGTCTGCATGGCCTGCGGCGCGGCCTGCCTACTTTACGCTTGGACTCGGAGGCGGCACCGTGGCTAAGTTGTTCTGGCACAACCTGCTGCAACTTATCCACGAGAGCCGCCCGCTACCGCTCAGCAGGTCACAGGTGTGGGCACGGCTGCTGAATGAAGCGTGCGATGATAATAAGTCGAAAAGGAGCACTTAGTAACATGTCACAGAAGATAGTATTTAATAGCGCGGTTCTCTTGGGGTTCACGCGGACCCTGAAAAAGGCTACCGCAAGTTTCAGTTGCTCACTTACTAAGTCGGTCATAAGTTCGATGGGATGGACCGACGTGCCCGAATGCGCCACAGGCGCGAGCCTCGACGGAGACTTGAGTGCCACTATCCTCGAATTAGTTCCAAAAGACAAAGAGATGGAGCGTCAATCCATAAATGTCGCCATCTCGCAGATTTACAAGTTTGAACTGATCCGCCTCGAACTGGAAGGCACCAAACAGGGCAAAGGACACCGCCAGGAGTTACGATTCACCGTAGCGCTCAACGACTCTAAGGCGTGCCGGGTGCTCGAACAGTACATGCTCACGATTGGAGACGGCAAAGGATCGGCCACGGTGCACTACGAGCCGCAACCGGTGCAAGTTCCGCTTCCTGGCGCCGCAGCAGACAGCCAAGAGCCGTTACCGGGTGTCTAGTGACCGTGCTGGGTATCGAAGAGGGCAAAAAAATGAGACGCGCAGCCAAAACCGACACCACCCAGGCCCCGATCATCGCCATGCTGCGTGCCAACGGCATGACCGTGAAGGATTGCAGCGCGGTCGGTCAGGGCTTCCCCGACCTCGTAGTTGGATTCCGCGGCGGCACGTATCTGCTGGAAACCAAGAGCGATCCTTGCATCAGCCACCGCGTTTCCGAGCCCCTGACGGCTGCCCAGCGCGTGTTCCATACCACGTGGGCTGGCGATATCGGAGTGGTGAGCACGCCAGAGGAAGCGGTGCAGTGGGTCCTCGACCAGGCGCACAAGGAAGGGCGGCTGTGACGCTGGAGCCGTACTACGAAGAGCCGGGCATCACGATCTACTGTGCCGATTGCCGGGACGTGCTGCCCACCCTGGAAGCCTCCAGCTTCGATGCCTGCCTGTGTGACCCGCCGTATGGCCTGAAGTTCATGGGTAAGGATTGGGACCACGGAGTTCCCGGCCCGGCAGTCTGGGCCAAAGTCTTCCGCGTCCTGAAACCCGGCGCGTTCCTGCTGGCCTTCGGTGGCACACGCACGCATCACCGGCTGATGTGCGCCATCGAAGATGCAGGGTTTGAGATACGCGACTGCATGATGTGGCTGTACGGCCAAGGTTTCCCGAAGTCGCTGGACATCGGGAAGGCGATTGACAAGGCGGCAGGGGCGCTGCGGGAAACGCTGTCCACGCGATCAAAGCGGGGTGCTTTCGGTGGCGTCGCATACGCGCAGGATTCATGGACTCTGGCCCAGAGCAACCAACCGCTTGCGCTTCCCATCACCGCCCCGGCCACCGACGCCGGGAAGCTCTTTGACGGCTACGGCACCGCCCTGAAGCCCGCCTACGAGCCAATCATCGTAGCAATGAAGCCGTGCGAAGGGACGTTCGCCGAGAACGCCTTACGCCACGGAGTAGCGGGAATCAATATCGAAGCGGGGCGGATACCGGCACACGGCGACAAGCTGCAAGGCGGCGGTTCAACCGTTGGGAAGTTTATTGAAAACCATCACGAAGGCTGGCAGCGCCCCTGGATGGCAGACGACGATGCGCGAGAGTCAATGCGCGCGAGAAGCGCGGAAGCCCAAGCCCATGCGGAATCCGCTGGCCGCTGGCCCTCCAACGTGATCCTGGATGAAGAAGCAGGCGCGCAACTCGACCGAATGAGCGGGGAAAGCAAGAGCACGGGCGGCAGCGGTCCAGCCAGCAAGCAGTGGCGCGGCGATGGCCACACGGTAGGCGCACAACTCGCAGGCGCAACGGGCGGCTTCGGTGATTCCGGCGGCGCATCCCGCTTCTTCTACTGTGCCAAGGCCTCCAAATCCGAACGTGGCGAAGGCAACAATCACCCGACCGTCAAGCCGCTGAAGCTGATCGAATATCTGGCGCGGCTGATCCTGCCCCCGCAAGGCGGCAAGCTGCTGGTGCCGTTCTCCGGCTCCGGCTCTGAAATGCTGGGCGCGCGCAACTCCGGATGGACCGACGTTACGGGGATCGAACTCAGTGCGGGATATGCCGACATCGCCATCGAGCGACTGCGCCAGGAAGTGCTGCCGCTGGAGGCTGAAGCGCCACAACCGGAGCAGATGGCGCTATGACCATGGCCGACATCCTCTCCGCCGTCAACGACGCCCGGACCATGCTCGCTAATGACGAGTTCGAAGGAGCGGAGCGCATCCTGGCGGCGCTCGCGGCCGATCTGGAGTACATGGAGTGGCAGCGCGCGCGCCGCGGGCCGATGCTCGATATGGCTCTTGATTTGGCCGGCGGCGCGCGGTAGAATAGAAGAGTCGATCTGTGGCACAGGAAACGGCCCGGCAGGGTGCTCGTGACACCCTCCGGGCCAGCCTCTCACGAGGGGGCAGGCAGTGGCAGACTACGTTAAACTTCATACAGACGCCCTAGATAACCGCAAGATCCAGACTATTCCGCCGACGCTGGCGCTACCCTGGCTCAACTTCCTCCTGCTTTCCAGAATAAACGGTGGCGTGCTCCCCGATGTCGCGGACATGGCCTTTCGGCTACGCACGGACCAAGTGACCGTATTGGGATGGCTCACGGCCTTGCGTAAGCTACGGCTCATAGACCAATCCGGGGAGCGTGGTGATTTCGTGATGCACGATTGGGACGATTGGAACCCTCCACGTCTTGACCGCACAAACGCCGAACGGCAAGCTCGCCATCGAGCCAAAAAGCGTAACGCCGTTACTCCCCCCTCTGCACTCCCCTCTGAAGAAATACAAGAAAGAAAACACCCACCAACCATACTAACCGTTACGCCGTTACGTAACGATCCGTTACTGCCGTTACGTAACGGCGTTACGGATGGAGTGGTGGAATGGCCGCTTTCTTCAATCGAGATCCGGCAGCACTTCCCGGCAGCTTCCGACCTCGAAGTTTTGGCGGTAGTCCAGGAATGCGGCCAAGCGTGCATCTCGATTGGAGAGGAACCGCCCGACGATGAAGACATCGCCGATGCCGTCAAGCTGTCCCACTTCAATGGGCAAGAAAACGTGCGGGCGTACCGGAAGCGCGCGCCACAGGTTATAAAAACATGGATCGAAAGGAGAAAACATCGTGAGCAAACACAGAGAAACGGAAAATGAACAGTCCGACGACCCCGTAACAGAACAGGTGCGCCGGTTGCGCGTGCTGAAAAAGTATCCGCGCGATCACGATGGCCGGCCCGGGGATCGGGAGTTAATCCGAATTGCGCAGAAGTTCGTCCAATCCCAGGAGAACGGATGGAATCTGGACATCGGCGGTTTCACCCGGCTGGTAGACCGGATGCTCGAAGAGTGGGAGGAATGCCCCTCTCCTTCTCAGCTCAAGACGCTGATCGCCAATATCTGCATGGTGGCGCGCAAGGACGACAAGATGCGCCACTGGCGCGATGAGTTCCGCTCCGAGGTCCACAGCTGCCTGTTGGCGCTGGAGCAACTTGGGGACTGCCGGGCCCGGCAAAATTGGGAAGACTACCTTCGATACGCTGAAGAAAACCACCCAGACATCGTGCGCGATGAGCGCGTTCGCATGGGCCTGAAGGCCGCTCCGCAGGAGTCCCGTGCTGCCGTTCGTTCCGTTCACGCCTCCCAAGACTGCGGCCGAACGAAATGACTTCGCAGCTCACGCAGCTGATGGGCGGCATCATGCAAATGCTCAACGGTCGGAACACCGACGCCGATTACGCGCGACTGCGCCGCAACGGGATTCGAGACGCGTTGGAGGCCACGGCCAGAGTCCGATGCGCGGCGAGACTCCCGAGGCAAACGCCTCGCGCCAGTTCTGGGCCGATCACCTTGCGTGGGCTGAGCGGGAGCACCCCGATGAGGTTGCGCAGTTACGGGCGGAGCCTCTATGACATGCCAAGCCGCGGTTGCGGGCCTCGCTACCGAAGGGTGTTACTGCGTATGTTGCGGCAAGCCGGCCGCTGTTCCTCCTGCAGATTGGATCGCGGCCGCTAAAAGTACAGGAGGATTCGTGCGGAATGAGCGTTTCTCTGGTGGCTCAGATCGCGTGATTCCAGGTACGAATCGAGACAAAACTAGGGCTTTTCGGAGAATCTGTGGAGAGCCGGGCCGCGAGGTTGCCGCGCTGAGGGCCGAGCCATGAAGTTTGCATACGCCGATCCTCCGTACATTGGGCAAGCCCGGCGGCGCTACCAATGCGCCGAAGTGGATCACGCCGAACTGATTGCCCGGCTTGTCAGCGAGTTTCCCGATGGCTGGGCGCTCTCGCTGAGTTCTCCGACCCTTCGGCAGATATTGAATCTGTGCCCGCCGGACGTGCGCGTGGCCGCGTGGTGCAAATCCTTCTGCGCCTTTAAGCGGGGAGTGCGTCCGGCTTACGCTTGGGAGCCGGTGATATACCGGGGAGGCCGGAATCCGGTCAATGGCCATCGGGCGGAGATTCCCGAGAAGAACGGCAAACAGACTACCCCGAAAGACTTTATCGTTGAGCCGATCACGTTGCGAAAGGGACTTTGCGGGGCCAAGCCTGACCGAGTCTGCCGCTGGATTCTGGCGCTACTCAACGTCCACCCTGGCGACGAAGTCACGGACCTGTTTCCGGGGACTGGGATTATGGGTCGAGTCGCACAGGAACTAACGTCCGACACTGGTATGTGCCGCGAGTGCGGGATGCCGGATACAAATTGCTGCTGTGGGTAAAATGCAATGATCGCCAATTTCCTTTGGTCGAACATCATCCCGGTGCGCTGGCTGTACGCTGGCGGATGGCGGCAGCGGATCGCCCAGGCCTGCTACGGGGCGGCGTGGTACCGCGCTGAGCGGAAAGCGGGGCGCTCGTGAGCCGTCGCGGCGCCTGGCGCGATCTGCGCGCATCGCTGGAGGGTCTGGCCGATCGGCAGGCCGACCGTGAGGCGCGGCGCATCGAGCGGCGACTCGAAACGGCCGGCGACCGGGCATCAACCTTGCAGGCGATGGCCGAACGAGCCAGCGGATGCCCTGGCCGAGCGATCGGGAATGCGGCCGGAGGACGCGCTGCGCTCGCGGGCGAGTTTCCTGCCATGAAGCTGGCGCGGTTCGTCGCGCGGAGCTTCTACCCAAGAGAAAAGGCCATTCCTGACGTCAGAATGGCCTGAGCGCGATTTCCACAGGGGGGGGCTTATGCCAAGCACCCCCCGAATCGTCCTGAGGCAATTTCAGCCCCCGGGCTATTTGCGCTGCTCCAGAGCCTTGACGGCGTGGCGTTGGGCAGGTCTTGACCCCGGCACGGCACTCCGCACGCTTGCATCGCGGCGCTAGTCCCGGATATGTCCACTGTCTGCGACGCCACGCCAAGGAGGTAGGACGCACGGAGTTCCAGTGCCCTCACAATCGTCGGGCGCGATCTGTTCTCACGGCGAATCCACGCGGCGAAGTGCGCGTAACTCTCTGATAACCTTATCATTATCCTGCATTGCGCTTTCTCCGGCTGCTCTGGATTGCTGCCACGGCCAACGCGGCAACGTGGATCATTTGCTTCTCGAAATCAAGCGATGCGTCGTAATCTCCGGTGAGACGAGTATTCCAGCCGGCTACCTGGGCGCGACAGAGGTATGCGTGCGCGAACGCAACCCACTCGGGCAGTTTATGCGTATCGTCATGCGCTGGACCACCCCACTTGAAATCCTGAGATTCGCGCCGACGCGCAATCTCTCCAAAGATATGTGACAGAGAAGTTTCAGCCCGTAATCGCGTGTCGGCGTTCGTGACGTGGCAGGCATCTGCTGGCATCTCCTTGACGGCGGCGCGCAGGTTAGCGAGTGCTCTATTGAGATAGAGCTCGTCAATCGAGTGCCGGGGAAGGTGCTCCAGATCGTCCAGTGCGTACAAAATCAGATCGCGAGCCGGAATGCGGTCTCGGATGTCAGGCATTCTACCTCCTATCGCGCTCCATGTCGTCCTCCTCTTCCAGGTAGTCGCAGGAGCACGTAGCGATGTCGGCCGCCCCGCAGCCCTCGCACCGCTTACTTTCGGCGATCTCGCGCGCATCGGCTGCGGCGATCTCCTCCGCCGTGTCAGGTGCCGGCCACCAGGCCGCGAACTCCTGGGGCGTCATCAGCGGACCTCCGCGGGCCGAAGCTCCCCATAGAGCTCCAGACCTCGGGGAAAACCGAAGGCAGCAGCGGCCAGCCGTCCGTGAATCATCCACACGCGCCGCGCTGCGTCGTGATCTCCGTTGCCCCACAGCCTATCGCCTGCCCGTTCGATGCGCCGCAAAACTCGAAACGTAATCGGGTCCATCTTCAGTCCACCTCCTGTGCCGGCGGTAGAATCCAGCCCCGAGAGTCGAACACTTCCCCGCATTTCCCGCAAGTGTGGCGGTCCGCAATCGGCATATCTGGATTGTGGACAGTGACTTCCGAGCCGCACCCGCACACCACGTAAAGACGCGCGGCAGTTCCCATCGGCACCGAATTGTCACGCAAGGTTGCTCGTTTTGTGATTCTGCTTTTCATTGTGATTCTCCTGGGCACGCCTTGACGTGCTTCTGTATCTGGCTGGCCGCCACGCTGCGCCCCGCAACGGGGGCAGGTTACAGCGGCCAATTCGCGCGGCCGGCCGGCGCCCGGCCGCTTTCCGCCGCGAGTTTTAAGCTCAAAAGAAACTGGCGGAGTTTTACGCCCGCAATCGTGCTTGCTGAAGTTGCATAAAGCTACCAGCTCTCCGCATCCCCAGTGACACCTACAGCGGCGTAACTCCCATCTTTTGAGTGTATTTCTCTGTGGTGTTTGCGGCAAAGCCAGATAACCTCAAAGGTCTGCTGTAGTCGAAATGATGACCCTCAGTCGGATTCTTCCCGCAAACTTCGCACGGGGCGCGGCGTATTTTTCCAGACCTTATCGCTGCGTTCAGCAGCCCTACTATGCGCCCTTTTGTATCTGAATCAAATTCCATATCTTGATTGTACTGATTATTAAGCGCGGAATCAACATACCGCCACACAAAATCTGTGCATAACCATCTGGAAACTGTGGATAACTCAAGATTTCTGTGGATACATCGAAATCAAGCGAATTTGCACGCGCGCCCCACACGCGCTACAATTCCACCATGGAACCGCTGCCACAAACTGACGAAATCTTGGACCGCCTGGCAGCCGGCGAATCGCTCCGCGCTATATGTGGCCCAGTTCTGGAAGCTGCTGTGCGCAGGCGAGTTATCGCCGATGAGCCGGCCGGCTTCGCATCGCAGTACGCACGCGCGCGCTCCATCGGAATCGACGCTCTTGCGGAAAGCACGCTGGCCATTGCGTCCGACAAGACCCAGGACCCCAACAGCCGGCGGGTTCAGGTGGATACGATTAAGTGGTTCGCTTCGAAGCTGCGCCCGGACAAGTACGGAGACCGGACGGTGATCTCCGGCGACCAGAATGCGCCGATCTCGGTAACCGTGGCGTATGAGGACAGGCCGGCAAAGCTGGGAATTGTGGTATCGCCGAAGCTGCTGCCAGCGCCGAAAGATGAAGAATGACGGGCATCGAACAGGTTACAGGTTACATGTAACCGACATCGAATAGGTTACAGGCACACCTAACCCCCTACCCCCTTCCCTCAAACCTTGCTCGGACGCACATGGCTTTACGGCCCGACTGCGGGACGTGCGGCGCGTATCGCCAGATTACTCTGACGGTCTGCCCTCTGATCGGCGTAACAGCGAGCGCTGGTAGGTTCCAGTACAGCTCACCGTAGCGATGCCGGGGGACTGCCTTGCAACGTCTCACGACGTAGCGGGCTGCGTGCCCTAGCCGTCCGCCCTGCCGTCACGAGTGACTCAGCAGAGCGCGGCGATTTCGATGCAACGCGCCGCGCCCGGTCCTCAAGTTGCGCGGCGTTCGACGGAAACCATTTGCGCTGTCCTGGAAGTTGGCGGGCGTGTTTCATAGCGAAGCGAGATCTTAT